TATTTCATTAAACTTTGTTTAATATTGCCTATCAAATAAACCGAAAAGATATGAACAGCCAAGAAATTTACACCGCCGCAAAAAGTCTAACAGTTGAGCAGATAGCCGAGCAGGTTGCAGCCTGGAAAGCTACACGAAACGGCGCTAAGCTCCACGCGTTTAATTCCCTTGTTGATCTAGGAGACTCGGAGGCCTTAGCAATGGCGACGGTACAAAGCCAGCCCGACGTTAAAGAAGAGGCCAGCGAAATGTATCGAATTGCTTATTATTCTTAAAACCTAACCCCTTAAAAATTATGCTCCCTAAATTACATTTATTAACTGCAAAAGATGACGGCCTGCGCCCCGCGCTTGCTTGCGTAAGAATTACAAGAAAAGACCTAAGGGCCTGTAACACTCATATTGCCGCGATAGTCCAAACGGAAGGCACTTGTTTAGAAATTGAAGACCTGCCAGAATACCCCTTGTACATGAAGGCTGATAGTTTCAAGCTCTTAACAACTTTAGACGTTGTGGCGCTAAAATTTGAAGGTGACTTTTTTAGAGTTTTTCTTAAAAATAAGTCTGACAAGTTAGCTCCTGTTTTTAAGCTAGACGAAAATTACCCCGATTTAGACAACGTTTTTCCCAAAGAATCCGACGCAAAAGAGCTGAGCCAAATAGGAATCAACCCAGCGTTGCTTGTTCTTTTAGCCGAGGGCCTTACGGCTCCTAGTGAGAAAAATAAGAGCTTAAAACTTCAATTTTGGGGGACTAATAAGCCTATTTTAGTTAGCCCTCTTGGTACTGGCTTAGACGCAAAAGGAATAATTATGCCGGTTCATATTTAAAAATATAATCTTATGACTGAAAAACAAATAGAAAAAAAGCTACGCTTAGGCATAGAAAATCTGGGCGGTCTTTGTTTAAAGTTTCCCGCGGTTTACTTCGCGGGCATACCTGACAGGCTTTGTATTATGCCGGGCGGTCTGGTTTTCTTCGTGGAGACCAAAGGCGAAGGCTTGAAGCTTAGGCCCCGCCAGCTCCATGTAGCGCGAAAGCTTGAAGCCTTAGGCGTCCGCGTGTACGTGGCAAACTCCGCCGCTATGGTGGACACCCTGCTAACCTCCCTAGCGGACCTATACCGCCCGGCGACTAAGCAGATTACCGAGATATATACGGACGAGGCTAAGCAATTCGAGAAATGCAAATTTTGCGGCGGCGGCCAGATGCGGTGTAGACATTGTAAAATTTAAACAGGATGCTAAACGCCTCAAACCTTCACGACTACCAGACGTTCGGAGTAAACCACATACTTAAAAACGACGGCGCCGGGCTCTTTTTAGACATGGGCCTGGGAAAGACTATCATAAGCCTTACAGCTATACGCGAGCTAATCGACTGCTTAGAAGTGGAGCGCGTGCTGGTTGTAGGTCCTAAGCGCGTGGTTGAAAGCGTCTGGACCCAGGAGGCGCTTAAGTGGCAGCACACCCGCTCGCTTAAGTTTAGCCTGGTTGCGGGTCCGCCGGCTAAGCGCTCCAAAGCTTTAGAAGTAAGCGCGGACATTTATCTAATTAGCAAAGACAACGTGCCTTGGTTAGTGGAGCAATACGGCGGCTCTATGCTACCTTTTGATATGCTTTTACTTGACGAGCTAAGCAGTTTTAAGAATCACCAAAGCCAAAGATTTAAAGCGCTTAAGCGGGTCCGCAAGTCGGTGCCTCGCGTGGTAGGTTTGACCGGTACGCCGGCGCCCAACGGCTTAATTGATCTATGGGCCCAGGTTTATCTTATTGACGGCGGCGAGCGCTTAGGTGCTTCGATTGGGCGTTATAGAAACGAATATTTTAAACCCGACGCCCGCAACGGCTCAATAGTTTACAGCTATGCGCTGGCAGATGATAAGCAGCAAAAAAGAATATATGAGGAGATAGGCGACATTTGCATAAGCATGAAAGCTGAGGACTTCTTAGACATGCCTGACAAGCTTATAATAGACGAGCCGGTAATTTTCCCGGCGGCGGTTCGCGAAGGTTACGACAACTTCGAAAAGGAATTAGTTTTAGACCTTATAAACGAACTAGGAGCAGGCCAAGAAATAAGCGTAGCAAACGCCGCCGCGCTTTCTAACAAGTTGCTGCAGTATGCAAACGGCGCGGTTTACGACGCCGAGCGGAACGTGCACAAAATCCACGACTTAAAATTAGACAAATTAGAAGACGTGGTAGAAGCTACCAACGGCAAACCGCTACTCGTTGCGGTATCTTTTAAGCATGATACCGCCCGGATTTTAAAGCGGTTCGCTAAGGATGGTGCGCGGGTTCTGAGTGGCCAGCAGGACATAGACGACTGGAACGCGGGGCGCGTTCCTATGCTGATCTTACACCCGGCCAGCGGCGGGCACGGGCTTAACATTCAAAACGGCTCTAATTATATTGCCTGGTTTGGCTTGAATTGGAGCTCGGAGCTTTATAAACAATTAATAGCCCGACTTTATAGACAGGGCCAGAAAGCTAAGCAGGTTTTCATTTACAGGATAATAGCCGCCGGCACTATAGACGAGCGCGTAGCGCGGAGCCTAGCAGATAAGGACGCGACCGAGGGCGAACTTATGCACGCGGTAAAAGCGGACAAAAGCCAGATAGGATTTATAAAAGACCTAGTTAAAAAATACACCTAAACACTTACAGAAATGACCAAAAAACTAAAAGAAAAATTAAAAGATTTGCTGGCTGAAATCGAGCTGGCCGAGCGTGATGTTTCCGACATGATGGATATGGAAAGGGCGAAGGCTAACGAAGCCGTGGAGCTGGCAAAAGAAGAGCACCGCGAAGCCGTGGAGGCGTTCGAAAAGACTATAAAAGAGCTAGAAGAAAAAAACGCGGAGCGCGACATTTTCTGGGAGAAAATAGACGCGGAGGTAATAGGCCTTCTTGAATTGGATTCAATGCAGAAAAGCTTGGTGTTTGAAAAGCTTTCAGATTCCTGGGAGTTTATTGACTCTTCTAAGCTTGACGCGATTGAATCAATACTAAATGATAATTTTACGGCTAAAAATGGGAAAGTATGGTTGATGTAAACATTAAAATTGTTGCGCCTACACCGGTAGAAAAAGAAGCTGCGATTTTGGAGCTACTAACAAAAATACAGGAGAGGCCAGTAGAAGACTGGCAGGATATCGCCGTGGAATTTAGCAAAGGGGGTAATTTTTTAACTTCCGCAAAGTTAAATTTTAACAAAACCAATTATAAAATTTATTGAGGTTTTAAGTTAAAAAGTTAAGATTATAAGTTAAAAAGTTAAAAGCCGCTTTGGTAAAAAGGCGGCTTTTTTCATTGGTGGGTAAACGAGGCGCCTTTTTCGGGTTCTTGTTTACCTTCTTTGTTTACCACTAAAAACCCGCTTTATTTAATGTATAAGCCTATTATTAGTATAAAGTAAACAAGTAAACAATAATATAAAGAAAGATATAGAATAGATAGGGGGGTGTGTATTTTAGGTAGTATGTTATACATAGTAGTAAACCAGACACCCCTATAGCTCCAGAATATTATATGGGATTCGTGTTTACTTGTTTACTTTTTGGCTTAACGTATTGGTTTTTAATTGGTTAGCTTGTAAATAAGAATTTTAGGGCCCTCGGCTTATTGTAGAAAAGTTTAGTTTTATAGCCGTCTTGCTTTTGAACCTCAAAAGATTTAACATTGTATTAAACTTTATTTGAATATGCCCGGACCGATAGGAAATAAACACTGGATGTTTAGGATTAACACCGGGGCGCCGCGTAGATTTAGCAGCCCGGACGAGTTACGCGAAGCCTTTAACGACTACTTCCAATACATAGAAGAGAACCCGCTAAAAGAGGCCGTTTTACAGAAGATCAAAACATCCGGCGGAGCGGAGCGCGTTAAGGTTTACAGCCTTCCAAAAATGCGATGTATGACTATTCAGGGCTTTTGCGGCTTTACGGGGTGCGGCTCTTCGACGCTCTACGAGTACGAGAAGGGCGGAAAGGGAGACGGCTTCTCGGAAATCATAGCGCAGGCGCGCGAGATAATGTACAGCCAAAAGATAGAAGGCGCGGCGGCGGGACTGCTTAATCCGTCAATCATAGCACGCGAGCTCGGTCTAGTTGACAAGGTGGAAAACAAGCTAATAGAGTACCAGCCTATTTTTGATGATAGCGAAGACCGTTAAAGCCGTCGAAGGTTGGCGCGTCACTACGGCGGTCCGCAAGCTCCGCGGCCTCAGGCATACCGGCAAAAGAACTAAGATAATACCAGGCGGAACGTCTGCAGGAAAAACTGTAGGAATAATACCAGTTTTAGTGGACAAGGCTATAAAACAAAAAGGCCTAACCATTTCAGTAGTTGCGGAAAGCGTGCCACACCTGAAAAAAGGGGCGATAAGAGATTTTAAAAAGTTTATGGTAAGCACGGGCCGCTGGCGCGAGGCAGATTATAACAAAACGGACCGCGTTTATAAATTTCCGAACGGATCCTACATTGAATTTTTTAGTGCGGAAAGCGAGACAAAAGTAAGAGGCCCCCGGCGTAATATCCTTTATATAAACGAAGCAAACAACCTAAGCTTTGAAACATACTACCAGCTCGCCATTCGAACCGATGACGAGATTTGGTTAGATTATAATCCGTCTAATGAATTCTGGGTGCACACGGAGCTGGCTAACGACCCGGACGCCGTAACGCTTACATTAACCTACAAAGACAACGAAGCGCTCGCGCCCTCAATAGTTAAGGAAATCGAAAAGAACCGCACGAAGGCGTTTATAGATGAAAGCCTGGAGGGGCCGACACTCTTCGCGGAGCCAAATATTAAAAATGCTTATTGGGCTAATTGGTGGAAGGTTTACGGCCTTGGATTACTTGGCAGCCTGGAAGGTGTTATTTTTGACAATTGGAAGCAAATAAGCACCGTTCCGGAAAGCGCTAAGCTTTTGGGTTACGGTCAAGACTTTGGATTTACTAACGACCCGGCGGCAACCGTCGCGGTGTACGCGTGGGACGGCAAAATAATACTAGACGAGCTTATTTACCAGAAAGGCCTGCTAAACTCAGACCTGGCCGCGCTTTATAAGCAGGTAGGCGTTAAACCCGGCGTGCCAATCTACGCGGACCAGGCGGAGCCCAAGAGCATTAAAGAGCTGGTTAGTTACGGGTTTAACGTCTTACCGGCGGACAAGGGAAAAGATAGCGTTAACTTTGGTATTGATCTTTTACAGGGCTACGAGATGCTGGTAACGTCGCGAAGCCTAAACCTTATAAAAGAGCTCCGCACCTACAGCTGGGCGAAGGATAAGAAGACAGGCAAAGCGACTAATAAACCGGTTGACGCTTTTAACCACGCGATAGACGCGGCCCGCTATTTAGCCGTTATGCTGCTAACCAATTACACACCGAACTATAAAAGCCGCTCACATGGTAAAACTAAACGTAAATCAAAAGGTAGTCACTTTCAAGACTTCCTGGCGTGACGTAACCGCCGCGGACCTGCTGGGCATCCAAAAAGAAGGGCCGCGCGCTATTATCGAAGCCCTAAGCACACTAACCGCCGCGGAGGTCCGAGCGCTTAACAGCGGGCAAATTTTAGCCCTTTACGAGCTCGTTAGTTTTATAGATGATTTAGACGACCTGGCCGCAAACCTTAGCCCCGCTGCGGAGCTCCCGGATGTGGACATAGCTGGCGGCACGTACGAGCGCGCGGAGGTCGGGCGGCTCCGCCTAATAGATCATAAAAAACCCTATTTGCTTTTCCCGGCTTTAGTTAAAGTCTATTACGCGGACCGCCTGCAGGACTTCGACGCCGTGGAGCTAATGGCCCTGGGCGCTTTGGTCTTCGCGGAGCTTACCAAACTATTTGAAAGGTTTAAGGACCTGAAAGGCGAGCCGCCTAACGAAGATCAGGAAGAGGCCGGGATTGGTGCGCTTCATACGTTCGGAACCTATGCGATAGTTGAGGGCGTCGCGTCGCGCTACGGCTGCAAGCCTTACGACGTCTACCAATGGGCCGCGGAGGAAGTTTACATAGATCTACTTTACCAGCAAACTAAAGCGGCTTATCAGGAAAATTTACGGAATATAGAGCGCCGGAAAAGCGGAACACAAAAATAAATATTAAACTTTGTTTGGTATTTAATTAAAGTTTGTTTAATATCGGGTATCAAATAAACCGAAAGAATATGACA